GTAATGATAAAAAAAATTGTGAATCATATCAAGGTTTTGGTGATACAGTTTTAGAGGTCTCTGGCGGTTTTTGTGAAGAACAAGGCATAAAAAAAGGAGACGATGTCTCCTTCTCTTTATTTTAATACTATTAGTGTTTACTAAATTCGGTTGAGGTTTCAATTCCTACTATACCATCAATTAAATTTAACCCATTATCTTTTTGAAACTTTTCAACCGCTTTCTTAGTAGCATTTCCAAACTTACCATCAACACCTTCTTCACCTAAATCATAACCTTCTTTATCAAGTATTTTTTGTATTTCCTCAACACCTTCACCTTGTGAGCCTCTGGATATTAATTCAGAATTATCTCCGTTTTTTAGTATATCGTTAATACTTAAATCTTCACGAGTAACGGTTCCTTCAACTTTATCTACTACTTGGTCTGGTTCAATAACAATTAATTCCCCCCCATCAAGACTATCTTTTAAAAATGGCCAAGGGTCAATAGTCCCTCTTTTATAACCACTTCTTTTTTCATACATAGAAAAATGTAAGTGTGGATGAGTTCCTTTAGCGTTACCACTATCACCCACAGTACCAATAAACGTACCTTTATTAATTTCCTCACCTTTTTTAATTTCATTAGATACGGAATCCAAATGAGCGTAATAGTATACAATACCATTCGTAAGTATACTAACTATTTTACCTCCTACACCTTTATCTTTTCTTCTAATTTTAATTACTTCACCATCCGTTGCTGAAATTAGAGGAGTACCTTTAGGTGCGAATATATCAATACCTAAATGACCTCCTCTGTGTTGATGTTTAGCATCTCCTGAACCATAATCACTGTTGTGAATTGCATCGTCTTTATCTAATACCTTTTTTTTACCTCTACCTAAACCAGATTCGTCATAACCTACATTAAATTCTTCATTACCTATTGGAAATAAAAAACTTGTCGACTCATTTAAAATCGACTCATTTAAACCTTTGGATTCATTTATTTTTTCTTTAAGTTTTCTTACGAATTCTTTTTGAATCATTTTAACAAACTTAACATATGGTGAATCACCTTTATCTTTATTGTATTTATATTTACCTTCAGGTTTTCTCTTACCTCTTCCGAAGTAATTTAACGCTGATATATTTGTAATACATTTGTGTCCACCTGAGTTAGCTTGAATCATTTCCCATGCCGGTACACCTAATTTATCTAATATTGCCCACTCATCTTCAGTTAACTTAGTTGATGGTTTGTCCATTATATCTTTTAATTTTTCCATATAGTCATCACCACCACTCATAGAACGAACCTTATCACCATAAAAGGCTTCTAAATCCGCATTAGTAAAACCAACTGATTCCTCACCAAATTGTTTATTACCTTCTGATATCCATTTTATAGTTGATAAAGGAATTATCTTTTCTCTTAATTGACTCTCCCATCTACTTAATACTTCTTGAGCTATATCACCTAAGTTAACACCTTTCAATTCTCTCTCACCTTTGAATGGGTTACATGACGCTTGTACTAACCCCATTGGCCAAGCGATTACTATAAAGTCAGCCTCAGGATTATTTTTGAATGGAGTATAACGGTCATAAGAACCTGGTTTGAACATTGAACCACCTCCGTATTGTACTATGATTCCATCATCAACATAAACCTTATCACTATCTTTTTGTTTCTGCACATAATCTTTTTGATTTAACGCCATCTCCTCAGGTAACGCATACCCCTTTTCAGCGGCTAATTTATTAATGTTTTGAAATATGTTTAATAGTGATGGTTGAGATGTCATTACTAAATCTTCCATAAAACCTGGTTTATTCTTATAAGCTAACATAAGTTTGTTAGTTGCTAAACCTAAGGCCATTTTATTTTTCTGTAATGATTTATCTTTTTGTAGTTTAAATACGAAATTCATTATATCTTGTGGTTCTAACCCATATTTAGCAAAATCCGCAGAATCAACTGTAGATATTAATCTAATATCATCGGCAGTAAAGATATCACTTGGTGACATTATTTGAGATAAGGTCTCAACATTTGAACGTGATGACCTGAATGATGTTGATGTATCACCTTCCACACCCGTTTGACTATCATGGTGGTCAGTATGTACTACAAACATTGGTTTTCCATGGGCGAAGTCAACTAAAACCGGCATAGTGTCACCCTGAGCGTCCTGTTTCTTTACCGCAAATTCCTTATCACCGTATTGTATTATTTCAGAATCAACAACTTTGATTCCGTTATTCTCTAAATAATTTTTCATAGCTAAAGCGGTAGTAACACCATCTAAATCTTGATGAAAATATATTTTAGCTTTATCATATCTCTTAGATAAATCGTTGATATTTCTTAATCCTGATTCTTTAATTAATTTTTTCATGATATAAACATATTTTTTTCTTTTGTTCTTCTATTTTTAAGTCCATCATTGGAGGACTTATATAATAGAATACTTTCTCCCGCTTTTATATATTGACCTGACTTAACATATTGTATAAATCTTGACATTCTAACTGAGTCACATCCAGTATTAAAAACTAATGATATTAACGAATCAAATTGTCCTTGAGTTAACATATACGTTTTTAATCCTTTATCTTTCCATTCTCCTAAAAATCTTCTAACACAGTTGGCGGCTTCAGAAGCATCTTTATAAAGTAACTCTAATGCAGTTTTTTTATCTATTACTAACCCTGACTTTACGTCTTTACCCGTATGACCATAACCTATTGTCCATACATCGCTAGTGTCTTTATAAGCTTTTAATACCGGTTCTTTTATATTACCAATCGGTTTTTTGGGGTCACCTTCTTCAAATTTAATATGGTCCCAAAAGTTTTGACTGGCTTTCATTGTCGTACCATCTTTTTTGTCTGAGTCACCTTCAATTAAATACATTTTACGTATTTGAGACTCTTCCGATTCATTTATAAATAACTTTGACATAAAAACTTTTATTAATAAATATCTATAATAACAAAAAACCCCTCACTTTGTAGGGGTTTCACTCATTAATGATATTGAACATGCGATGATATTATCAAACCACACTTTTTTAGGACCACTTAGACTTTCTTTTTTAAATGTTTTTACATGACCATCAGTTGTTACTATAGTAATTGAGTCGTGGTTCTTAATACTAATTTCTCGTATGTTCATCTAAAACTAACTTCAACTGTTTTTGTTCAGTTTGATACTCTTTTAATCTTTCTCTGGCAACTTCACAGTAATTTTTACTTATATCCATACCAATCCAAGGTCTACCTAACATTTCCGCAGCTAAACAAGTTGTTCCACTTCCGTTGAATGGGTCCATAACCACGTCTTCTTTATATGAAAGAATTTTAATTGCCCTATATGGTATATCTAATGAAAATGTCGCCTTTGTTTTTTGTCTAGTATCCGCAAAATAATTCCACTGACCAAAGACTAATGACATAAAATCTTTTTTGTCTTTATCTTCGTAGACTAATTTTTTTCTAAACTCACCTTCAATCTTATCATTAGGAACCATTTGAAATTCACCTTTCCATTGAGGTGTTCCCTTAATATCTTTCTTATGTTTTTTCTTATAAGCAAGAATCACACACTCCTTAGGATTATAGATATATGGTGAAGATGGGCTCATCCAACTACCCCAAGCAGTTGTTTTTGAACGATGTGGGGAATCTTCTTCTAAATCCACAATACCAAAGAAACCAAACCCAATCTCTTTCATTATCATCCAAAATTCAGCAGAAAAATATATTCTACCACCTTTTTTTTGTCTATTAATCTCGTAAGGAATGTTTAGTGCGATACGACCATCGTCTTTAAGTACTCGATAAGTCTCTCTTAACCATTCTCTAGTAAATTTCCAATACTCGGCAATTTCTTTATCATCATCCCAACTATCATAATCAATACCAACACCATAAGGTGGGCTAGTAACAACTAAGTCTACTGTTTTTTCGGACATCTCCGACATAAGTTTACGGCCATCACCGCAATAAATTTTATTTTTCTCCATTTTGTTCGATTGTTTTTATTCTTCTATCTAA